TGCAATATTCTTTTTATCTAAATAGTCTCAGGAAAAGGAAGAGATTTTCTCCCTGGCTCCGTAAGGATAAAATCAAAGACTTAGAATGTGTAAAACAATACTATGGATATAGTAATGAAAAGGCATCTCAGGCACTGAAAATCCTAACAAAAGAACAAATAAACTTTATTAAAAAACGACTTGACATTGGAGGATCAAAATGACTACTGCAAATACCACAGTAGAACCTGAAGTTCATTGGTCGCAGGACCAAATGGTTGAGGTAATTCTTAATGAACCAGATGACTTTCTGAAAGTCCGTGAAACTTTGACCCGCATCGGAGTTGCATCTCGCAAGGAGAAAAAACTATATCAATCTTGTCACATTTTACATAAGCAAGGTAGATATTACATCGTTCACTTTAAGGAGTTGTTTGCCCTTGATGGTAAACACGCAAATCTTACTGTTAATGATGTCCAACGCAGAAATAGGATTGCAAGACTTCTTGGAGACTGGGGATTAATTACCGTAGTAAATCAGGATCAAGTTTCTGATATTGCTCCACTAAATCAAATCAAGGTTTTGTCCTATAAGGATAAAGGTGATTGGATTTTGGAACAAAAATACAACATTGGTAAAAAGGGAAAGGGTGTAGAACCCGAATAAATAATTGAGACTCACTTGTAGTCTCATATGAGAGAAGACATTAAAGTCCGTAGAAAAAAGAATATAGAATATATCAAAGGCAAAAAGGAAAATTGTCCTTGTGTCGATTGTGGGTGTTCTTATCCTGGACCAGTAATGGAATATCACCATTTAGATGGAAGGGATAAAGACCCAAACTTTGGTTTGCGTCAGATGAAAACTTGGGGTAGACAAAGGATCGATGAAGAACTAGCAAAATGTATTATTCTCTGTGCTAATTGTCATAGAATGAGACATTTGCCAGATCTTGATCCTGCTAAATATGGTTGAGACCTTCGTGCGGTCTCTACAAAAGTCGGAACACCCTAAAGAGAAGTTCGGTTTTTACCGTTCTTCTCTTTTTTGATTTTTGGTTAAATAGTAATGGATGCCGAAAGGGTCCACACAACACAAACTCGCTTTTAAAGGAGCTACCATAATGACTAATATCGCACGTTATACTGCGGCGGATCTTCCTGCCTTGATGGATAGGATTACTCGCAACTCAATTGGGATGGATGAATATTTTGATCGTTTATTTCACCTCCACGAAACAACTTCTAACTATCCTCCATATAATCTTGTTCAAGTCAGTAATGTAGAATCAAGACTTGAACTTGCACTTGCCGGATTTAAAAAGAAGGAAGTCTATGTCTATACGCAAGATGGAAAACTTTTCGTTGAAGGGCAAAAGGAGGATAAAGAATCCGATATCAACTACGTCCATAAGGGAGTAGCTCAACGTTCTTTCAAGAGAGCGTGGACACTCGCAGATGATACGGAAGTTGCAGATGTGTCCTTTGAAGACGGACTACTTTCTGTTAACTTGAAAAAAATTGTTCCAGATCATCATAAACGAAAGGATTATCTATAAATAAAAATAAAAAATGAAAACCTTCCAGGAATTTAATGCTATCTTAAAGGAAATGAAAGGTGATTTTGGTGCAGATGCAAAACCACCTAAAGCAAAGTGTGGTTGGGCAGGAACAACGAGTTATGCTATGCTTCCTGGAAAGAAGGTGTGTAAGTTCAAAAGAAAGAGATAAATACTTTTGAATATCGTCGGCGCGAGGAGCACCTGGCAAAATCCAGGTTGACTCCTCCTTTTTTTGTGCTAGAATACTAGAGAGGTATGTGATTATTATGTCAGTAAGATTAGCACTCTTGAGATCGGGAGAATATATAATTTCCGACATTAGTGAAATGGTTAAAGATGAAAGAATGATTGGATATATTCTATCAAAACCATGTGTAGTTGAAGTAAAGGATGTTATTCCTATTTCCAGAAGTATCCTTGATCGTTCAAAAGCTTCTCACAAAAAGTTAAGTATTAATTTGTTTCCTTGGATACCATTTTCTTCTGATGAGGACGTGTTAGTTCCAATGGATTGGGTGGTTACTTTTGTATCACCTTTTGACGATCTTATGCAAATTTATCAAAATGATGTATTGAAATATGGACAAGAAACCGATAAAAATTCTAGTACTGATGAACAATCAGATTCTGATCAGTCAGATTGAAGAAATTGGAGCTGATATAGGAGAACCAGATTGTAAACTCTGGGATCCATTTGTTATTACTGTCAACAGTATGTCAGACTCGCAGAAAGTTTTAGAACCTTTTTTGCTTGGTCTAACTAAACAAAATTCTTTTATGATGAGTTCTGATAAGATTCTTACTCTTGCAGAACCAACTCCCACACTTCTTGAAAAATACGAGGACCTTATTAAGGAATGAGTTTGCGATTCTATACAAACGTTCAAATGGTCGGGGATCACTTCTTGGTCCGTGGTTATGAAAATGGTAAACATTTTATGACCCGTGAGAAGTTTTACCCGACTCTTTTTGTTCCAACAAACAAAAAAACAAAATATCAAACTTTGAGCGGAGAACCTGTAGAAGAAATTAAACCAGGAACTGTTAGAGAATGTCGTGAGTTTAGTAAAAAGTATGAAAATGTAGAAAACTTTAAAATCTATGGAAATACTGGATACATATATCAATATATTTCGGATACTTATCCTGAGAGTGAAATCAAATTTGACATCAGTAAAATTAAAGTAACCACTCTTGATATTGAGGTTGCGTCTGAAAATGGATTCCCCGATGTTGAGTCTGCATCAGAGGAAATTCTACTCATAACAATTCAAGATTATTCTTCCAAAAAAATTCGTACTTGGGGAATGGGCCCATTTCAGAATAAACAACAAAATGTTGAGTATCGCTCATTCTCATCAGAGTATGATCTTCTAACCAACTTTATTAATTGGTGGATGATTGAGGAAAATACCCCAGAAGTTGTTACTGGGTGGAACATTGAACTTTATGATATTCCATATCTCGTTCGTCGTCTTGACCGAGTTATTGGTGAAAAGTTGATGAAGAGAATGTCTCCCTGGGGATTAGTAACTGAAAGTGAGATTTATATTTCAGGAAGAAAACATACTTCATATGATATTGGAGGAGTTACTCAACTCGATTATCTGAATCTCTATAAAAAGTTTACTTACAAAGCACAAGAGTCTTATCGTCTAGATTATATTGCTGAGGTCGAACTTGGACAAAAGAAATTAGATCACTCCGAGTTTGATACCTTCAAAGACTTCTACACCAAAGGATGGCAGAAGTTTGTGGAGTACAACATTGTTGACGTAGAACTTGTTGACCGAATGGAAGACAAGATGAAACTGATTGAACTTGCTCTGACCATGGCATATGACGCTAAGGTTAATTATGCTGATGTGTTCTCTCAAGTTAGAATGTGGGATACTATTATCTACAACTATCTTAAAAAGAGAGATATTGTTATTCCTCCAAAAGTTCGATCTGAAAAGGAAGAGAAGTATGCTGGTGCCTATGTAAAGGAACCAATTCCTGGTGTGTATGATTGGGTTGTGAGTTTTGACTTGAACTCACTATATCCACACTTGATTATGCAATACAACATTAGTCCAGAAACTCTACTTGAAGATAAACATCCTACAGTAAATGTAGACAAAATTCTCAATAAACAATTAACCTTTGAGATGTATAAAGACTATGCGGTATGTGCCAATGGTGCGATGTACCGTAAAGATGTTCGTGGATTTCTTCCTGAATTGATGGAAAAGATTTACAATGAACGTGTAATCTTTAAGAAGAAGATGCTTGCTGCCGAGCAGGAATATGAGAAGAAAAAGACAAAGGAACTGGAGAAGGAAATTGCCCGCTGTAACAATATCCAGATGGCACGTAAGATTCAACTTAACTCAGCTTATGGTGCTATTGGCAATCAGTATTTTCGTTATTTTAAACTAGCAAATGCTGAGGCAATTACTCTTTCGGGTCAGGTGTCTATTCAATGGATTATGAATTCTATGAATTCTTATCTAAACAAGATTCTTAAGACAGAGGACGTTGATTATGTTATTGCTTCTGATACTGATTCTCTTTACGTTAATATGGGTCCTTTGGTTGAAACTGTATTCAAAGGAAGAGAGAAAACTACTGAAGGCATTGTTTCGTTCCTTGATAAGGTCTGTCAAATGGAACTTGAAAAGTATATTGAAGGTTCTTATGAAAAATTGGCGGAGTATGTGAACGCTTATGATCAAAAGATGATTATGAAGCGTGAGTGTATTGCTGAGCGTGGTATTTGGACCGCAAAGAAGCGATATATTCTAAGTGTATGGGATAGTGAAGGTGTTCGTTATGATGAACCTAAACTTAAGATTAAGGGTATTGAGGCAATTAAATCATCCACACCAGCACCTTGTCGTAAGATGTTAAAAGAAACTTTTAAAATCATGATGAGTGGAACTGAAGACGATGTTATTAACTTCATTGATACTTGTAGAACTAAGTTTAAAACTCTTCCCCCTGAAGAAATTGCATTTCCTCGGTCTGCTTCTGATGTGCGCAAATATACCTCATCATCAGACATTTATATTAAAGGAACTCCCATTCACGTTCGTGGAGCACTTCTGTTCAATCATTATGTAAAGAAACATAAGTTGACTGGCAAATATTCATTGATTCAAAACGGAGAAAAAATTAAGTATGTTTATTTGAAAAAACCTAATATCATTTATGAGAACGTCATTTCATTCATTCAAGATTTTCCTAAAGAATTGAAACTTGACAAATACATTGATTATGAATTACAATTTGAGAAAGCATTTCTAGAACCTCTTCGCATTATCCTTGATGCTGTTGGATGGAATATAGAAAAAACTGCAAACCTTGAATCATTTTTTGCCTAATGGATTTCCTTAAAGATATTGTAAAAGAAATTGGTGGTGAGTATACGCAACTTGCTTCGGATATTGATGAAACTGAAAAGTATGTTGACACAGGTTCGTACATTTTTAATGCACTGGTTTCAGGTAGCATATTTGGCGGTGTATCTGGCAACAAGATTACTGCTATTGCTGGAGAGTCTAG